CTATAAGCATACATACGATATACGTAGCTTCATGTAGTTCCATACTAGTTAATTGAAATTTTTACGCTTCTGTGAGCGCCACGTTGGTAGGCGTGACAGTGACACCACCACCCCTGGGAGCAAACGCCATGTACGTAGCGGCGAGACCGATCACGATGATAAGGCTCGCGAAGGTCATGCCGGTAATCGAGTAGTTAACCTCGGAATCCTTGGGCTTGCACGCTTCTTTGTCAGCGTTAAGAAGTTGGTACACGAACACACCGGAAATCAGTAAAAGAACGCCACCGATGATCATCATAGGGCCAGCCGCAGAAGCGCCGGGGGTGGACACGAACTTACGAAGACCGAGGGTCGCCGCAGCAGTGACCACGATAGTCACGAGCTGGCTGAGATACACCTTGCGGTTCTCAAACTTTTCGACGCCGCGCACAGCATCACATTCGTTATAGTGACGGATACCCACGAAGTTTACGAAAAACGTGACCGCGGCGAGTAAAATAATACCGAAAAGGGCAGGTAAACCCATCTCTTGAGAAAACTTCATCTTTACTGTATGTTGAGAAAAAACTACGCGTCTGTGTATATGTCCCAATTTCTCCACATTTTGCCATAGTCGTTTGTACCGGCCAGGTCTGAATTATCAGCTCCCCTGGCATTGTTATATTTGACTTTTGCAATACGACCGAGATCAAAGTCTATGAACTGTTCACCGTTGTCGATCACGTGTTTTCCAATGATACATGCATGCGGAAATTTTCTCACGTGATCAATACACGCGTTTATGTAGGCACCCGGACCTGTAGGAGCTAAACAGTCCATTCCGTAATGCCGGTTTCCTATGTTCCATAAGATGATGTCGATCATCTTCTTAGAGATGGGATGCTTGGGAATAGAACCTATGAACCCCGTCGTCATACAAAGCTGCTGCTGAGGCGTATCCACGCATACGTAGAACTCTTTGTTCAAAGCGTCCAACTCATCGAGTGGTTTATAGCATTCCATTCGAGCATCTGTGTACCAACCACCTTCGTTATACATGATGAGATGGCGCATCAAGTCACATTTATACGAATATGGCTTTAGACTGTGATACGCCTTTAGTACATCGTAGTTAAAGTGTTGCTTGATGTAGTTCTCACAAGATTCTCCGGAATATAGTTTGACTTTGTACCCCGGATTGAGACGATACCACGATTCGATTGCTTTATTCATTCCTTCCGGTAATTGGGGCATTTTGCGGTGATCTACTATGATCACTTTGTGAATGACCTTGGGAATCATAGATAGTTAAAGAAGGTATCCTCTAATACACTATGAAGATCACGTATGCCATCACCGTTTGCAACGAATCGAGGGATCTTTATTCTCTCATTTCATTCTTAAAGGGTGTCATAGACGAGGAAGATGACATCAACGTTCTTGTAGATACGGCACATACCACCGAAAGTGTGAAATCTGTCATCGACCATTTCAAAGAAGACATAGTGACATGTGAACGTGCGTTTGATGGGAACTTCGCGGAACATAGAAACTATCACATCTCCAAGTGTTCGGGTGATTATATTTTCGTGTTGGACCCGGATGAGATGCCACAGGAACTAATGATAAAGCGCGTAAAGGAAATCATCACGTCCACCGAGGCGGATTTTCTCATGATACCTCGAATCAACATAGTTTTAGGAGCTACTCGTAAATGGTACGAGGATCACGATTTCGGGGACAAAGTAAACGAACTTGGATGGGTCAATTGGCCCGATTATAACGGAAGAATTTTCAAAAACAACGGGGTCATAAAGTACGGAAACGCGTTACACGAGAAAATTCAGGGTTTTACGAACATGAAAGTTATAGTGGACAATCCTAGAATCGCATTATATCACATAAAATCAGTGGACAAGGACAATAACAGGTGGAGTAACGGGACATATGTTTCTCCTAAAAATGATAATCTATACGACAAGTTAATGTAGAGTTAACATGTCGTATAAACGAGTTGCCTGGAGTGGGGTTCGAACCCACGAGGTGAAACACCAGACGATCTTAAGTCGTCCCCCTTGGACCACTCGGGCATCCAGGCATGTTCTATATTAGACGCATTCTTTTAAGTATCTAAAGAGAAAAAACGAACCGTAAATATATGAGTTACATATTAGCATCTTCCAAACCTGTAATTAAACCAGTGACCGATTACGACAAATTGAAAACGAAACTTCGTAACGCTACTACAGGTTATGGGACTGCTATCGTAACCAGTTATTTCATCACTCAGGGTGCAGCGGAAGGGGTCTCTGCGAGTTTGGGTGTCGCATCTTCACTCGCATATTTGGGAACGCTCACAAAATACGTGGACGAGCTAGAGAATTCTCCTATGCAAACTCAAATTCTTATACCCGTAGCCACCGCTATATTCGAAACCATGTGGAATAATGCGCCATTTAGCTTTGACTTCGATTATGGAGCAACTTTTGTAGGTTTTCTAGCGTATAAATTTGCTTTGACATCTGTATTGTACGAAACTATCAGGGATATGATGATTAAGGATAGTTCTGGTGCGTATGTAAATAGGGAAGTTGAATATAACGATCTCACAGTGGAAGATGAATACCAAGATGCTTCTTCATACGAAAAATTATAAAAAATATCATTTCATTACAAGGATGCCCTCTCCAATAGGCGTTGCTATGTTTTATTTTTATGTATTACATCGTCTCTCAAAACGACCAAAATGTCGTAAGTGTTCATCGAAAGTGAGCTGGGTTTAACGAGTGAGTTCCAGGGTTCGCTTAGTGGTTCCGGTTTGGAGGATCTCGTCGATCTTGAGAGCGATGCTCTTTCCAATACCAGGAAGCTTCTTATCTCCTTCGTACACATCGGATCCAGATGTGATTTCAAAATCAATACCTCGAATAGTATTAGCAGCCTTGATGTAAGCGCGGGTGCGGTAAGGATCCTCACCGCGCTTAGATTCAAGAACGGCAAGCTTTTCAAGCTCGTCCGCGATGTATTCGTTCGTGTCAATTTCTTCATCGCTTTCAGATTCTGTGTCAGTGCTGCAGAAAGATCCCGTATCATTGGACGCGACAGATTCCGCGTCAGAATCATAATCCGAATCATCATCGGAGTTGTAATAATTGTCGAGGAACTCGTCAATCTTGGCGGCGATCGAAGGACCAATACCCTTGGTACGCTTCGCACAAGAGACGCCATCAGTCACCTCATACGTGAGCTTGGAGATGATAGCAGCCGCGTTCTTGTAGGCACGAGCCTTGTACACGTCGGACTCCTTGAGAGAGATGAGCATGAGATGGTTTGCAATCTCTTCGTTGATGGGACAGGTCTCATCGGGAACGAGTGTAACATGACTGACGGTAGGCTTTTGTTTCAGCTCATTAAGCTCCTTGAGAGCCTTGACTTTCTCTTCTTCAGACTTGAGGAAAAGTTCCTTGAGAGATTCGATCTTCTCGCGGGATTCTTGGTTAAGCTTCTCGAGCTTGAGAATGTAATCGGTGACAGAAGAGATGCGCATCATCGTTTGTGTATAGATTGTGTATATGCTTTATGTTGGTTTAACTTAGGTCTTATTTTTGAACGACGACGATGAACACGAGTTTAAAGAAGTTGCTTTATATAAATCCAATGAACATAGATAACATTCCTAACCACGTCAAGCGAATCCTCCAAGACAGAGAACTCACCATGGAAAAGAAAATGCATGCGTTCATGGCATTTATGCCGAAACTCCCCGCCGACCCAAAACAGGATCAGGCGTGGCGTGATAATGAAAAGGTAGGAGAACAGATTCTCCAATTAGTAAAAGATGGTAAACTCAAGATAAAGGGTTTAGATCGAAATGGGAAGATAATTACTTCTTCTTGTTAGGTCGAATGGCCCATTTATTTTCCTCGTTGAACTTTTTATAATCAATCTCCTTGATTTTAAAAATTTCCATGATCTTCTGTTTGATAGGATGCTTCGTAGGAGGGGGAATACCTTCGGGTGTCTTGTCAGTGACGTCGGGTTCGCGGCGTTTACCCTCACCCGGAGCTTCTGCAGGTTCAACGAACTCGTCCTTTTTGGCGCGAATTTTAACCATTGGTCGAATAAAGTGCGTTTGCGTGAGCGATAACATTCTAGTTTTCATTCCCGCCAAATCTTTAATAGTGGATAATTCCGGCAGCGTTAAGAATGGATTTAGTCACTGCCATGAGAACAAGCCCGGACGCAATTTCAGGGTATTCCATTTTCATAAGACGACCGGCGATTGTCATCGGAAGTACCCATGCGACGACTTGAAATTGTGCATAGTCGATCGAATCAGGTGGAATCATAGAAGCCTGTACTTTCACGGAACGAATAGGTTTGCGTGAGCGTACAGGTTGACGTTTTATGGGTAAACCCATGCGTGGAGTGATAACAGGATTGGCTAAGGTTAGCATATCTAAAATAGTTTGGCGCGCTTTCTTTAAACGAGTGCACTTTTTAACGCACTCGAGCATGCCACTTGGCTGAAATCTCGGGGAATAACTCTTCTAGAGTTTTGAAGTACCTGGTTAGATGTTTCAATTCCGTATCTTCTTCATCGGTCAATGAGGCGCGATCGGGAAAGAATCCCATCTTGATAGTGTCAAAATGTTGACGCCGTTTTATAAAATTTTCAAAAACACGAAACGAGAGCAAGGTTTCGTCTTTTATGTTTAATACACGTATTTCTTCATATATTCGTTCTAAATGAACCATTTACTTTTGGGGAGATTTTTTCTTGGGCTTGGGTTTCTTACGGTCCTTGACATGTTTAACTGCTCCTAGTGCGGCTATACCTTGTGCAGCTTTGGAAATGAGGGCTCCTGTGCAAATAGGGCACGGCATTTATTTATTGTTCATATTTTTACTTTTTGTGAAAGACGTATTTAAAAGAAACGGTTACATTTATATTATAATGAACATCCTTCAATCTACTAGCCGCGTTATTTCTGACCCAGACCAATATGATACGGAGATTAATTCTGCTCGTGGGTTCAGTCCTAAAAAAACAAAATCGGTGAAAATGCCTTCTTCTAAAAGTAGTGTGACAAAAGATGATGTTATTAATGCACAGAACTTTTGGGCACAATCTATCGTAGACATCTCTAATTCCTATCTCTCTGGAGAGGATTACGTGAGTCTCGCGAGTGAACGCGCTGGCGAACTTTATGGATACGATCATTCCAAGGTATTATTCAAACCGACGAAGGCTTCCGAAAAGAAATTTCGCCCGACGGCGAATGACGCCATGTCTTATTTCGTGGGTCATGATTCGGTGATAGATGGATACAAGGAAGATCAGGGTTTCGCGATTAACGCCAAGAAGGGGTTCAGTCGAGTTGTATTTGATAATCACCAAATCGATTATCACGACCAAGTAGCAATCGCTATGGGTACATACGAATTTACATGTGCGACAACCGGAGAGATCTCAGAGGTTGAATATACGTTTGGATATAAACGTAACCCCGACGGAAAGGTTCGTATCTGTCTGCATCATTCTTCTATTCCATATGAACCGAAAGTAGAGAAACCTCGCGTGAGACGAGATAAAACATCTCAAGTGAAGCGTGTGGGGGGATTACTGTATGATCCTGCGCAGGCTGATCCGGAGGCTAACGAACGGCGCCACGTTTCATAACTTTGATAGAGAAATTTCATATCCCAATTCTCTAATAACCGGATCATCGCGATAATTTGTTTTGTAGTAGATATGCTTGATTCCACTACTTGCTAATGCTTTGTAACAATTGAGACACGGATAATGTGTAATATATGCGGTCGCACCGTCAACGGAGACACCCCGTTTCGCTGCATCCGTTATTGCGTTGATTTCTGCGTGAATCGTGGCTTGTTCGTGACCATCTCTCACGATGGAAACATGTTCGGAACCACTCAAGAAACCGTTGTAGCCCATGCTAATAAGACGATTGTTTTTTGCGAGTACACACCCCACCTTCAGTCGTTCACACGGAGACCGAACAGATGCGAGTTCTGCGGCTTTTATGAAATACTCATTCCAAGAGATTCGGTCAGTCATGTTTAAATGAGTGGGTAAATCTTTAAACATGACTGATCGTGAAAATTACTTTCTGTTGTGGTTCCGTGGTTTCCGTGGTTTTTGTGGTTTAGTAAAACAGACCTAAGTCGGACCTCTAAAGATTATACTTATAAGTAACACTGAAGATGAGTATCACACGTGAACAAGCTGAGATTGCTGCAACCGAATGGTGTGGCGACAACGACTCCATCGTGAAGCAATGGCTCATTTCTGCGATTTTGGACCCAAGGCAGCATCGAGATATTGGGAAGTTTTTAGCACCTATGGCAGAGATCGCCGTACGTGATTGGCTTGTTGGCCAAACTGGTCTTGAGATGAAGTGCGTGTCAGGGGAGTCGTATGACATTATCGAAACTATGCACGGGACACGTATCCAGGTGAAGTTTCGAATGGGGGATTGGCATCTAGAAACGACGCGGCGGAACTCTGTCGCGAATCAGGATACAAACGCGACCGGGCACGTTGCCTATCGCGCCGACGAGTTTGACCTACTGGTAGTTTTTGTACCCGGACCGAACTTCGGTCTGACAGGCTCTAGAAAATGTCTTGTTCCGGCTTATGAGTTGCTCAGCTCCACCAGGCGTGGACAGCTGGTGACGAGAGTGCCAGTAGCTGTGCGTCGGCGGTATGACGATGGTGAGATGACTCGAAGAGTCATTCGCAGATCGTTTCCTCAAACACCGTCTTCCCCTCTGAGTTTATGTCTATGAGAATAAAGTCCCTTTTTAACGATATACACGCCCGACCAAGTGTCCCGGAACCAGCAAACGGATCTAGACACAAATCACCTTCTTGGCTGTAAAGAGACACGATTCGCTCAAGAAGTTTGATAGGTTTTTGTGTGGCGTATTTTGTTTTTTCGCCATTCTGAATCGATGATATATCATCCCATGTATCCCGAACGGGAACACCGTCCATTTCGTCTGCGAATCGCTTAATTCGTGGAATCCCGTTACTGTTATACTCTAGGCGGTGTTCATTGTGTAGAGTTTCCATTCTTTCTTTTGAAAAATACCATTGTTTGTGATGCCCATTCCATTCGTATCTCAAATTTGGTCTTGGATTGACTTCAGGTTGAGAATTGTGTGCTGCTGATGTTGAATAGTGTTTTTTGTTATATGGACATAATTTGAGTTTCTTCAAGTATTCCTCGTCGTACGATTTATAGAGTGGGAAAAATTTTGATTTTGGCGTTTTTCCATACACGATGATAGTGTCGTGGTTCCGGCCGAGTTGATGTTTATTCTTCGCATTACCACCGGACGTCCATACAATTTCGTTTTTGAAACTCTTTTCCCCGAAATACTTATCGCATATGTTACGAATATGATGTGATATTCGTGGTTCTACGTGAATGATTATATTAGCATCCTTTTTCATTACACGATGACATTCCTTAATTCTTTCCTCCATGAAAAGGGGAAAATTGGCAAACTTATCCTGAAAGTAATAAAAATTACGCCCAGTATTATACGGAGGGTCCATATATATCATATCTATCGATTCGGTGTCCAGTTCTTTCAATAATTCTAGATTATCACCGACTCGATACGTCATGCATTCTATTAGGTCAATTTCTTTAAATCTATCCTACTATTTACCCTATCATAGACCGTCTTGAGGATCTTCAAAAGAATTAAAGCGTAGATACTTTAGAAACGTTTCATATCTATCGTAGATTTGTTAATTGACATAAAGATGAAACTTTAAGAATATTAAATGACGACTGTCGCCTCTACTATAAAAGATAAGGATCTTATAGTTAGTAGAGGTAAATATAAAGATCAAGATGTAACAAACTTAATGAACGACACAAGTTACGTGAATTGGCTTCTTGAACAAAAAACTGATTCGTCTATAGGACTTTTGAAACATTTCAAAGACCAAGCTCCGGTTGTATATAACATCATCGTTAATAGTTGTGCCCCAAAAAATGGGAGTTCTACACCGGAACATAACAATCTACAAAATAAATTTATGAAACCTGATTTTATTGACAATTTCTTGAAACTATATTGGGATGAACCACACCATCATGTGTTGTTCTGCCAGGGAAAATCTTACTCTATCATGGAAGCAATTAACCTTTCAATAAATCGAGCTGGTTTCCATTTCCATAAGTTTACAGCTGACTGGCAATTTGAAACTTTCTATAATTGGGATGTACGTTTATACAATGTAGGTATTATCTTATGCGATGATGAGGGTAAAGAATATAAGTACGATGATGATGATACATACAATAAAATTAAAAAACTCATCAGGGACGCCAACACACTGTCTGACCTTTTCAAATCCTACAATTCATCAAAGGACGCCAACGAGCGTGAAGAACCGGGTTTCGTCGACTACCACGGCGGTCGAGTCAATCTTAGAGAGATCCCGTTTGGTCTTGGAAATGCGAATGGAGTTAATTTTCTCATTGAAATCAAACCAGATGTAGGGGATGATTATCCAGAAATTTTGCGTAAAATTTCAAACCAGGCTAAAAACATGTATTTAACACGTACAGGGTACGACAGTAAAAATGGGCGCGAATACATAATCAGAAAACCCGTGATAGGCCCTGAAAATTGCAGAAAATGGAACAAAGTACTCGTGTTATCAAACTTCCAATCCAAAAGTGTATCTTTCGACGAATTAAAACAAATATTTAAAAATTCAAATGTTGCCGTTTACAAGTCTGCTGAAATTACCTCAAATCAGCATCAGCTGTGTAATACGTCTTCCCCTTAACTACAAAACTATGTACCCTCGCGTACCCCCACGCTTGTGGAGAAGCGCCCGGACGATGCCCGTCAAAGAAGATAAAGAATACACCTGTATGCTATGTAAAATGGGATTATCAAAGCGGGGTATGTCAATAAGTCAGGGTTATCCAGGTTCCCAAGAATATAATGATATGCGACGTTCGTCGCCCGACCCTCCCTCACCGAAAATGGTAGAAGATACTGTGTTAAAAAATCACGTGATACAGATTTCTAATATGATGAAGAATGCCCCGATGAATGCAGTTCCCATAAAATTAGCTCTAGAGTCTTATAGATCCACTATAGGAAAGATTTATAACTCTGATAAATGGATTTTAGATCATCGTATTAAAAATTGTGAACCATTACAACCACATAAAAAAAATGGGAGGTGGTATGTTAATGGGAATGCATTAGAACTTATGGACTGGTCTATTACTGAAAAATCAAGATTTTCAGATTGGTGGAATCCGTCGGACCGTTACTTTCTCAAATCCTTATCCGCCGTGTAATACGTCTTCCCCTTAACTACAAAACTATGCACCCTTGCGTACCCCCACGCTTGTGGAGAAGCGCCCGGACGATGCCCGGTTCTCCACGCAGCGAGACCCCGATTATAGATAGTTCTCAGTGTTTTCAAAGGAATTTTAGTAGCCTTAGCAATTTCAGGGAGGGATTTGACTCCTGGATACATTTTTCTAAACCTTTGCGTGTAGGAGGAAGTCTTCGTTTTTTGACCTTCATCTGTCTTAAATTGTCTATAGTCTTTCTTGAGCATCTTCGTGTAGCGTGTTTCGACTTCACCGAGAGTCTTGAGACCCCGGAAATACTTGAGAGGTGCGTACTGTTTACCCTTTGTCCGACGAAGTTCCGCAACCTTTCTGGTAATCTGAGCATCGGTGAGAGGCATCTTATCTTTTCCTGAGATTTTGTTTAGGGCTTATTGAGTGGCTTGAAACCTAACTCGCGCATCATCTTTATAACACGGCGTCTTTGAACGGGACTAGAACTACGCACACGTTCAATAATGTTCTTGGCGACATTAAGTTCGCGGTTACGTTTTTCGCGGAGAGATAATCGTTGAAATTTGGGTGTAATATTGTTTACTCGCCGCTGCTGATTCGTTTTTAGGTTGGATAGGTTGGTGAGTTTCTTGATCTTATTCATCTTGTTATGATCGGGACGTTTGGCTAAAGACGCAAGCATTTTGCTAGGAGACTTTTTACGATCCGGCATCTTATAATACATAAAGAAATTAAAAACTAAAGATAGAACAGGATGCACACGTTCACTTTAAACATAACTGATAGTACAAAACCTATACACTTGAACTATTTTTTCACGAACGCGTGGAGCTTGCAAGAGAAGGTTGCGATGGAATTTAATACGACAGAATGTAATAACCTATCCCTGGGCCGGATTTTATCTATGAAGAGTGTTCTGGATCATCATAGACCAAATTCGAGGAAATATCTAGAGCATAGTACAATATTCGTAAAGACGCAGTTTGCACGAAGACTTTTACAGATCGGACTCGCGATTATACGCACAGAACGCCCGGTATATGTCAGGGTCGCCCGATAAGTTTCTTCATATGTTCTACGAAAGTCTCCCCACGATGAGAACCTGGAAATGTTTTGAAGTACAATGTAAACAAATCAGTACCGTTCAAGTGAACATACACAAGATAAATCAATAACACCACAAAATTAAATATCGCATCATTCGCGTGCAAAAGAGATCTACTCGGATCTTTTACGTAACTGAGAAATGCAAATAGGATTTCTAACACAATTATAACTACTTGCTTAGACCAATGATAGTCACGCTTGAATCTAATAGATACGAGGTACACAGTGATTCCAATTGCTAATAGTAAAGGCAGTAGGGGTGAATAGGGATTAAAACCCAAATAGTACAGGGTAGATAAAGCCCATAGCCACCAACTAAACACGAGACTCTTATTCCTCATCTTACTTTTTAACAAGATATTTAACTGCGACTTCAATACTCGGGTATACTTTACCGTTGAACTTTACACGTCCTGTGGACGAATTGTAATATCCGGTATACCCATTGAAGACTGCCCTGTGGATATTACCCATATAAAAAATACAAGATAATAATAATCAGCGGAGATGGGACTTTCGATTATCATGGGAAATATGTTTTCGGGGAAGACATCTGAACTGATTCGCCGCCTGAAACGTCTTAAGGTCATAGGTAAAAAAATACTTGTCGTAAACTCTGCAAAGGATACACGATCACCCGATGAAGTACTCAAGACACATGATAATGTGAAATTTAACTGTCGTAAGGTATACGACCTATTTGATATTATTTACACGGACGAATTTGATGATGCTGATATTATTGCCATAGACGAGGCACAATTCTTTCCACGTTTGAAGAAGTTTGTAGAGAATGTTCTCATGATGGATAAGACTATCATTCTCGCCGGCTTGGACGGTGATTCATTTCAACGAAAGTTTGGAGAGCTGATCGATTGCATTCCGCTTGCATCGGAGGTCACTAAACTTTCGGCTTTGTGTATGATGTGTAACAATGGCACACCCGGTCCGTTTACATATCGTAAGGTTGAGGATCGAACATTGGAACTCATAGGAGGAAGTGATATGTATAGTGCAGTATGTAGAAAACACCTCAACGAGTGTATAGATTTAAAACGTCAAGCGTATACCCGAAACTATGAGTAAATACATATACATTAACTGTTCTCTAGTTATTTTATATTCCCATACTGGTACATATTTTATGATCGCTAAACCAATAGCGAGTAACAAAATGTCTACAGGTATGCCGTACGATTTAGATAGAGGTTTAAATGTAGTAATCAATAGAAGCACTGAAAGATGTCCCAAAACGACGAGAAGCGTTTGTAACGATGTTTCCGTTTGAATAAATCTTTCATAAATCCCTATGATCATGATCGATATGAGGTGAGGAACTAAATTACCTCTAAGTTTTGGTAGAGATGCATATAGTATACCCATTAATGGAATCATATATGTTGAAATATACTTGTGTGATTTTTCGAACATCTTACTATACTGATATATTTAAAACGGCTGAACATCATCGAGTGTGAAGTTTTTACGTGTCAAAGGACTTTTAGCTGCCATTCCACTATCCACGAGAAGTTTAGCAATACCATCCCTGTCGTATACGTGCTGCACCTTACCATTGCGCAGGTCTACTCCAAGAAACACGCGTCTATCTTTCTTTATATGTTTCGCGGCCCCGGCATTCGTGAAATTCTGTTTGTAGTATCCCTTCACATTAGTTTTATCAATCACCTTCCACCTTCTCGTCTTTTCGTTCCAGTATCGATGACCCGGCCCACCGGGTCCTCCGTTCATCGCTATTAAGTTTCGTTTTTGTTTCACATACTTTTTGATCGTTGATGTGAGATCTCTTTTAGCTTTTTTTAGGGTTTTAGCGGGACTTCTGGTTACAACGGGACTTCCCATCCGGGGAAGATTATTGTTAATCCTTATGGAGTTATTTCCACTCGCGAGACGCATCTGGCGACCATCGCCGTAAACTCTTCGCACAGCGCGGCGCAATCCCAAACTATTACTGCTACTGTTAGAGTTGTAATTGGTATTGGAGTTTGAATTGGAACTGGAACTGCTTCTCGGCGGGGGTGGAGGACGTTCCCCGGTCGCTCGCATTCTACGAATTCTATCCGCCGTCATGCGCCCACCACCTCGTAAACGTAAGACAAGATGAAGCGTCGACTCCTTTTGAATATTATAGTCTGCAAGGGTTCGACCATCCTCGAGCTGCTTTCCCGCGAAGATGAGACGCTGCTGATCGGGAGGAATACCTTCTTTATCTTGGATCTTAGCCTTGATATTATCAATGGTGTCCGATTGTTCAACTTCTAAAGTGATCGTTTTTCCTGTGAGCGTTTTCACGAAGATTTGCATTCTGATATACGTGTATATTTAATTTTTGTAGACGGTCAAAATTTCTGATACGGCTGGGTGGCGCAACACGTCGTCGTCAGACATGTCTACATATTCTAAGTGGTCCATCTCTAAACATTCTACACGGTCAATTATATCTTCGAGTCCATTCCGGACGTGAAGATCACTCTGTTGAAGATCACCGAGAACGACCATCTTCGAATTTGTACCAAGACGCGTGAGTAACATTTTCATTTGATTAGGCGTCGAATTCTGCATCTCATCTGCAATAACAAAAGCATTATCAAATGTTCTACCTCTCATGAATCCGAGCGGTTCTATATATACGCGTGATTGAACCTGATTATGGGTTAGGTACTTTTCAATGAATTCTAGCATAGGAATAGCCCATGGCTCCATCTTACTTCCCATGTCACCCGGAAGGTATCCCAGATCTTCGTCTGCCGCTACTATTGGTCGAGTGCAAATGATCCTGTCGTACTGACGATGAGCTAAACGACTAGAAGCTTCTTGACACGCTAGAATGGTTTTACCTGAACCAGCTGGACCCGTTGCAATTGTAATGGGTTTTGACGTTTGGAGTGCACGAAGATATTTACATTGTCCAGGAGTTTTCGGAAATTGCATATATA